AATCCCCCCACGGGGGGAGATCGCGTGAGTTATTCCGTCGATTTTGAACGGTTTTATGCGGAGTACCCGCGGCAAGTGGGGAAAAAGCCGGCGTATACGGCGTGGAAAAAGCTGAAACCTGACAAGTCGCTGTTGGAGAAGATCCTTGAGGGGCTGTCCCGTTGGAAGGCAAGCGAGGATTGGACGCGGAATGGCGGGCAGTTTGTTTGCTATCCGCAGAAGTTTTTGAACGCCCGCATGTGGGAGGACTTCCCGACGCCCGCGGGCGGAGCACCTACGGAAGATGGGGAAGAAGACGACTTTTTGGAGCTGATGAGGCGCGCGGAGGAAGAGAGAGACGATGAGTGAGGACTACAGAGACGCGGAGGGGTTCCTTTGCTGCGGGCTGTGCCGCACGCGGAAGGAGGCTGACGTGCCGTGGCCCGATTTGCGGACGGGGAAGGTGCGGCTGCGCCGTGTGGGGACGCTTTGTGAGTGCCGCCGACGTGAGGCGGAGTTGCTGGAGAAGCGCGTCGAGCGCGTCAACTTTGAAGCGGACCTGAAAAGGCTTCGGGAAACCGGGCTGTCGAGCCGGGAATATCTGCGGTACACCTTTGCGGACGACGATCTGCGGAACCGGGAGCATAGTAATCTCTGCCGCAAATACGTTGAGCTCTGGGAGCGCCACAAGGCGAACAATACGGGGCTTTTGCTGTACGGGGACACGGGGACGGGGAAGTCCTTTCTGGCCGGGTGTATTGCGAATGCGCTTTTGCAACATCTTGTCCCGGTAACGGTGATGAGTTTTCCGCAGCTGCTTCCTGTGCTGTATGACGGTGGGGAGCTTGCAAGACGGGCAATTAACCGCGTGAGCGCTTGTGATCTGCTCGTGATCGACGATCTGGGCGTAGAGAGCGGGACGGAGACGGCATTACAGCATGTTTTCCGGGTGGTAGATGCTCGCGCGCTGGCCGGGAAGCCGTTGATTGTGACGACTAACCTGTCTTTAGAGCGGCTAAAAGCTCCGGTTGATCTAGCGCACAAGCGGATTTATGACCGGATACTGGGGCTTTGTCCGATCCGGATCAGGGTTTCCGGGCCGTCTCGCAGAGAGGCAGAGGCGGAGGCAAAACGGGCCGAGGCCGTTGAATTGATGAGGGCGAAAAGCCTTGTGCTGGGAAGGAGTTAGAGTTTTGGAACAGCGAGAGGAGGTTGGCCATGACATTGGTGTCTTGAGTATGACATTCCATACAACATGGTCTATCAGAGAATATATAGGGGAATGGACGATGTTAGCGCTTTGCTTATGCCAGCAAGGAGGAAGTATGAATAGATTAACGATAAGAAACAGTGACGGAAGCGTGTCACAGCTTATGGATTTACGTTGGGCTGATGCGCTGGAGAAACTTGCCCACTACGAGGACTTGGAGGAGCAGGGGAGGCTGGTCGTATTACCTTGCAAGCCGTCAGATGTGACGGTGTACCAGCTTAGAGACAAGAAACATGCAAAAGGTGTTGGCGTATCGCCGAGACATATCAGTTGCACGATGGTTTGGTCTAATGGCACTTATGCACTGAAACATCAAGGGAGAGATGCGTGTACCTCGTCTGACTTTGGAAAAACTTGGTTTCTGACGGAAACCGAAGCCGAAGCCGCCCTCGCCTCAAGCGGGAAGAAAGGAGATTGAGCATGTTTTTACAAGTCGGAGATGTTTTTGAAGTAAAAGCGGGAGATAGGCTTTATACAAGTGTTCTGCGGGGAGACAAGCAAGGAACGATGACGGTTGAAGTAACAGTAGGAAAAGATATTTCGTCTGGTTCTACAGCTCATTTTGCAGGAGAATATGTCGTAGTTAAGGCTCGCAAATCCGGTGGTGGATACGGACATGGCCCCGTAGATTATTATCCTGACGGTCACGAGGTCACAGCAAAAAAACTGAATGACGGGAAATATGATCCTGAAGCAGTTGAAATCAAGTTCTATCAAAGCGGGTGCTTTACTGTCGTTTGGCCGAAGAATGTTCCAGTTTTAAGGAAAATGAAAAGAAAAAGGAGACAGAAGAATGAATAGACGGGACTTGTCTATGGACAAGTACGGAATCTCAAAGCACATGTACCGGGAGCTTTATAATTTTTGCCTCCAGTACGCCGAAAAGAAGACGCGCATTAATTCGGGGCGCTGGGGAGGCCGTAGAGGATTCACAGAGAGCCCGCCGGGCCCGGGCGTATCCGACCCGACCTACATAGCCGTGAACGCGTCAGAGAGGGCTAGAGAGGACGTGGAGGACATTGAACGCACAGTTAGAACCGTGGTTGATGGAGGGGAAGCGTATAAGGCGCTGCTGCTCAATGTGACAGCGGGAGTCCCCTATGAGCGCCTTGTTTCTCCGATGGGCAGGAACCAGTTTTTTATAGCGCGGCGGAAATTCTTTTACGAGCTCGCGCGGGTGCGAGGGATGCTATAAAAAATTTTTCTGATTTTTTGAAAAATGGGTACTGGAAGGACATACTTTCGTGCTAAACTAGTATCATCGAAGAAAAGGGCCCCACGTTGTGGGCCCTTTTTCATGTCTCTATTCTGCTAAAAAATCGTCAATGGCTTTGTGGATCAGCCAGCTATAGGAGATCCCAAGCTCGTCGCATTTGGCCTTGTACGCTGCCGCCTTGTCTTTCCGCAAGTTGATCTGTATGCGGTCATAGGTTTTAGCGTTGTATCTGGCCTTTACTTCGCTGCTGGTATGGGTTTTCCTTTTGGGCTTCAAATCTTTGCTTGACATCCTCAACCCCCCTTTGCTATAATCGAGAGCAAGAGGGGCTACCGCTGGCACGGTCGGCTCCACCTCAATGTCATAAGTATTTGAAGATGTGGCCGGTTCCTATGCTGTGGGGCTGGCTACTTCTTCGTTATCTGGATAACTCCGAAGATAACAACGGCTAACAGATTGAGCAGTGCAAGCGCTTCTAATACTGTCATGCTGTCACCTCCTATCTATGTAGATCGGAGGTCGAGCCGTTCCCCTCTTGCTGTATTTACTATATCATACATGAGTTAGTATGTCAATGCCTTTTCGCAAAGTTTTTTATTTTCTTTTGCCCTGTCCAGCGGTGGCACGTTGGATGGGCTTTTTCATTTTAAGGAGGGATTTTTGTGGGAGATACCACTATGACCGCCGTAATGGCCCGTACGGGCGCAAATAAGGTAATTGTAAAGGATGATTCCGAAATCACCATTCAGGACAGCACGGGCCGAGAATGGACGCTGGAAGAGCTAGCAAGGGCACTGAAACCGCGCGTGCGCAAGTTGTGTGAGGTCTACGTAACAGGAACCGGTTACAACAAAGCGGAAGCATACCGCGTCGTATATGGCAAGCAATCCGTGGATAAGGCCGCTGACGACTACCTGGATCCGCACAACTGTAACGTCATGGCCGTAAAGGTTATGAGGGCCGGCGGAGAGATGGCGAGGTTGTACATACGAGCGCTGGAGCGTTCCGCGGCGCGCGCGTCCGGATATACGCCTGAGACCATCGCCGCGCGTGTCGAGCACATCATGACGAGCCCGGACGCCTCGCCAGCAGATCGGCTGCGCGGCTGTGAGTTGCTGGCCAAGCTTTCCGGGTTTACGGGAGAAAAAGCGAATAATAATACACAAGTGCTTATTATTAACGGAAATGTGAACAATTTAGGGAAATAAAGCGGCGTGAAACCCTTTTATAGAGCGGGTTTGCTGGATGGAAATAAAAGGATTATACAAAATAGCAATTTTGGACAATTGGATTTTTGTGCGGAACAAGCGGGCGACGGCCTGTTTTATTTCCAAAAAATGAAGGGTATACCCCGGGCTCCGCTGTGCCCCTGATCTCGTATGCGTAATTTAAAGGAGGGGGGGGTGCTTTTTAGGGGGCGGGTGAGCCTCCCGGGGAGGGGGTATATATCCCCACCCATACCACCCTCAAAAAATCAGGGAAAATCCGTGAAACATGCATAAGAATGCGGGTTTACAGGGATTCTTCTTCTCCTCCTTTTCCCCTTCGCAAAATAAATTATAGATATATAGAGGGAGGAAGCCTGTGGAAAAGTCGGTTTTTTGGCTACACAATGCATGTTTCACGGATTTCAATAGGTGACATATTTTGTCACCTATTCCCGGTGTTTCATGACAAAATATGTCATGTAAAAAATTTCCAGAAGGAAGGGAGCGCGGGTGCCATATCTCGTGATAGACACGGAAACGGGGGAAGGTTTATATGAGATACATGTAGGGGACAGGATCGTGCGATCTTCCAGCGCGGAGAGATTCAAGCGGGAGCAGACGGAGACTTCCGGGCTAATGAAGGGGGCGCATTTTGTGAAACTGTACGACACCGCGGCGGAACTGGCGGCCGAAGATGAAATCGGAGTCTCAGGGTTGAGGCTCTTATTTTTTTTGATGCCGCGCGTGCAATATGAGAGCTGCGTGGTTGTGGGGGCCGCGGGGGAGCCGCTTTCCGCCGAAGGCATAGCGGCTTGTTTTGGCAGGGATGTCCGAAGTGTTCAGCGCGGACTCGCGGAGCTGGTAGAGGCTCAAGTGCTCGCGCGAGGGACCTGCGGGCGTCGCAAGTGCTACCTCATGAATCCATATTTCATGATGCGCGGAACGCGGGTCAACAAAACATTGGAGGCAGTCTTTTATGGCTCAAAGTGGAAAAAGAAAGCAGAGAGAAGGAACAGCCGGAAAGAAGAAGCCGGAAAAGATGGTGGAGGTGAGGAGAGATGAGAAGGGACAGATAACGGAGATCAGTCTGAACATCTTCCCGCAGCCCAAACAGATGGAGTTTTTCAACGCTACGACAACCTATGTGGCGTACGGCGGGGCGCGCGGTGGCGGGAAGAGCTGGTCAGTCCGAGGGAAGGCACTGCACATGTGCCTGAACTACAACCGGTTCCGCGTGCTGATTCTTCGCCAGACATACCCGGAACTCAAGGCGAACCACATTGACCCGCTCATGAATGAGCTGGTGGATGTGGTGGCGGATTCGGCCCGACGGTATGACGTGACGAAGGGGCGCGCGCTTTGTGTGTTTAACAAAGATGAAAAAGAACTGCAGTTCATGAACGGCTCAAAGATCGTCTTTGGGTACTGCGACACGGACGCGGACTGCGCCCGGTATCAGGGACATGAGTACGACATGGTCTTTATTGACGAGGCAACGCACTTCACGGAATACCAGTTTCACCGGCTGTCTGAGACATGCCGTGGCGTGAATGATTTCCCGAAGCGCGTATACCTGACCTGCAACCCGGGCGGCGTGGGCCACGGCTGGGTAAAGCGGCTGTTCATAGACAGGGAGTATGAGGAATACGAAAACCCAGAGGACTACTCTTTTATTCCGGCGTTTGTACAGGATAATCAGGTTCTTTTAGAGAGAGACCCCGGATATCTTCGACGGCTGGAGGCGCTCCCCTATGACCTCAGGCAGGCCGATCTTTTTGGGAACTGGGACATCTTTGAGGGCCAGTTCTTCAAGAGCTTCAAGGAAACTATTCACGTCATAGAACCGGAAGACATGACGGATATCCCGGCGGAGTGGCCGCGCTTCCGGTCACTGGATTATGGGCTTGACATGCTGGCGTGTTACTGGCACGCAATAAAGCCTACCGGAGAGGTTATTACATACAGAGAATTCTTTAAGGGGGAACTTCTCCCCTCTGAGGCGGCGAAACAAATCGTTGAACTTACCGGCGGGGAACCGGTGGAGTTCACCTATGCGCCGCCCGACCTATGGTCCCGCACAAAAGACAGAGGACGGTCGGTTGTAGAGATTTTCTTTGAGAACGGCCTGCGGAACGTCGTGCAAAGCGATAACGCCAGAGAAGCGGGGTGGTGGGACTTCAAAGAATGGATGCGGCCTTTCTACGACGAGACCGGGAAAGAGACCAGTGCGTGGAAGGTTTCGAGAGCGTGCCCGAAGTTGATCGCGCACCTGAAACAGGCGCAGGCAGACGAGAAGAATCCGTCCGATATGTCGAAGTTTCCACACTCTATCACGCATAGCTGCGACGCGATGAGGTATTTTTTCAGATCCAGACCGAGGCCGAGAGTGGAGGCTGCGGAATCCACGGACATCTTCACAAAATGGCACGGGAACCCGCAAGGCACAGGAGAAACAACTTATGATGGGTACGGTGATGAGTATTGAGAAAGAGCATACACACGCAGGACTTTTCCGGCGGGCTCGTGATAAACAAGCTGCCGCATAAGCTGTCCGACAACCAAACGCCCAGCGCGTTGAACATGCTCCCGTTTGACAAGTTGGGGATCATGATGCGGACGGGGCAAAAGTACATACAGAAAAGCCCATCGAATGGCGCGATCTACAACATGCGTCAGTTTGAGGGCTTTTTGTTTTTCGCCGCGCGGACGACTTCAAACGCGCACGGTCTATATTATACGAATCTTTCTGCGGCATCTCCTACATACACAAAGATTCGCTCTCTGACGGGTACCGGGAAAGGAGCGTTTTTCGATTTCGACGGTGCGCTCTTCTTCCTGAATGGAAAAGAGTACATCAAGATAACGGTTTCCGGCAGCACGGTCGCCGCTGCTCCGGTGTCTGGGTATGTGCCACTGGCTTTTGTCAACTGTGATCCAGACGGGACGGGGTACACAGCGGTGGAGAGCTTTAACATGCTCACCAACATGTACCGCATTCACTACATTCCGGACGGAACGAAAACGGCCTTTGTCCTCCCAAACACAGTGAATACGGAAAATCTCGGGAAAATCAAGGCATATTCCCTGTATCCGGAACGGACGCAGATTACAGCGTTTACGGCGGAGACAACGTCAAAAGGAAAGACGACGGTAACCTTCGATGAGGCCCCAGACTCTTTTGATTACTACATGGGAGGGAACACGCTGGAAATCATTGCTCCGGATGACACCTTCGAGGCGGACGCGGCGAAAGTAACCGGCTGCATGTTTGCGGAGGAGTTTGGCGGGTCTCTCGGTGGGCTCACCTCCGGCACGCGCGTGTTTATCACCGGGAACAAGAAATATCCCGGATCAGTATGGTGGTCAGGCGTTGCCTCGTCGGATTATAACGCGGCTGAGTATTTCCCGGATGTGAACGTGGAGATCATCGGCGATGGTTCTAAGCCCGTAACGGCAATGGCGAAAATGTACAACGAGCTAATTGTCTTCAAGGAACGCTCGATCCATGGTATCACATATGTTTCTTCCGGAGCTTCGTCGTCTTTTTCCGTCAGAGAAATCAACGGATATGTAGGCTGCGACATGCCCCACACGGTAAAGCTCATCAATAACCAGCTATGCTTCTCAAACACCTATGCAGGAGTTCATCTTCTTATCTCTACGCAGAACAACGACGAGCGAAACGTAGCGCCGATCTCCGCGAATATCAACCAGCCCAGCGAGATTTCAGACGAGGTTGTGGGGCTTTTGATGAATCCGGCGGCAACGCTCCGGTCTGCGGTAGCGATGGATGACGGGCGGCGCTACTGGTTGTGCGTTCCTCCGTATGTGTACGTATGGGACTATGGGGTCGCATCATACGAGGCATATTCCGACACGGAGAAAGCGCAAAACCGGCTGTCGTGGTGGATGCTGGACAACTTCAACGCGGGGTGCATCGAGAAGGTAAACGGAGTTGTCACGTACGGCTCTTCTCAGAAAATGGACTTTGTTGTCCCCAGCTCCGACTATACGGACTTCGGCACAAGGATAAATGCTTACTACAAAACGCGTGGATACGACGGCGGAGATCCCACCACGTGGAAGAATTTCAATCAGATCAGGTTCTCCCAGAAGACAACAGACGTGGGGCAGGCGGCGTTTACGTATATCGCCGACAAGCTGGATATTGTGGGAGAAACCACGACTTCC